TCGTCAATGACCGATTGTTGCTCAGTTGCAATCCCAAAAGTGGTTGTTCCGCTTAGACTCATCCAACATAACTCACAAAATTTTTGTTAAATAATGTTTTGTTTTTACTTTACGGCGTAGGCCCACCAACAGGATCAGGCGCACCAGCCGGGGCTTGGGTCATTATCTCAGTTCCAACCGCAACTGTATTAGCATCCCACGGGCTTTCGTTGAGAGGCCCATAGCAATCAGACAGCTTGGCTCCGTTGACCTTCTTGGGTCGCACAGTGCATGGAAAGCTGAACATGTTACTCATGCCACCACCAGCCGCAGTCGTTGTCGTGAACTTACGAAACGCTGCTGGGGTATCAGCCCAAGTCGGCGCTTGCGGAAAGCTGTCACGGGGTTGAAACAAGCTCCAGACCTTACCGGAACCGGGGTTGGCACATGAGCCACCCGTGAGGTCCATGTCGGCAAACGCTGGACCGCGCAGTACCGGACATACAGCAACGCCCAGCGGGAAAACCTTGCCGTTGACAGTAATGGTCTGGCCGGGGACTGCGGTTGTCGGGCTGGCCGCGCACAGAGCGAACTCGCCCTTGCAGACCTGGATCGTCATGGCTTGCGCTGAAAACGGGGCAACTAGGGCCGCGAGGATGAATGCAAAGCGCATTTTGTGTTCCTTTTTATGGAAAAAATAAAAACGGGATTGGCGTTTTTTAGACCCTCACTTGCCGCCAATTGCCATAATTACCCACCCCCTGCCTGAATGAAGGTGACAACCGACGCCGTAGCTGGATTGCTCGTGGCTGTAATAATAGCCCTCATGTATTGAACCGGGGAAGTGTAGCTTGACTCAGCCGATACCGTCACCGTCGCCAATGTCGGATGATTGTAAATGTTCGTTGGCACAACAGAGTTGGCATCTTGCGGCGTATCTTGAATCGTAATTGGCGCAGTCGTAACCGTGCTTACCGCAACAGTCACAGAGAACGGGGCTGTAAACGAATTACCCTGAACCCAGACGCTAGAGCCGGTTGCTCCCGTCCCAACCGTAAAGGTAGATGATGCAGTCGTTCCGACTGTGATGGCTGTGACCTGGGCAAACTCAGCCGTGGTCGTCGCCGTTGTATTGTTCGGGCCGGTAAGCGTGGTCGATACCGCCTTACCGCGAACGTCAATGCCGGTGATCGTAAACGTCGAGGTGCTAATGTTTCCGGTCGAAGTTATCGTTACAGTTCGCTGAATGCCGGGAAAGGTTACGTTAGGAGAGTACCCTTGCGTACTAACTTTCCCGACATTTGACAGTGAACCGTTCAATAAGACGCCCTGGGTGGACGCCGTGAAGGATTGCGTGGCCGACACGCTGTTCACGACCGGAATTGGAAATGTGATCGCTATTGGGCGCATTGGACTTCCTTTTTAGACAAGCGGTTCAGGATTAGCCGGAACTGCCGATTGAACGTAATAGACATTATCGCGGAGCAATGGCGGGTTGCGTATCGCATGAACGTGTTGGAAAATCTGTCCCGCGCTCATCAGTTTACCGCCGTTTGCGGGGGGTAGGTTTGGATCGGCAAACCAGCCGTAGGGCTGTTGGCCGGTATACATATCCATCAACGTCGATCCAGAAGCGACCGCAAACCTGATACCGCGTTGCGTTCCAATACCCATCAGGAACTCGCAACATGCGCGGCCTGATTCAGCCAAGTGGACGTTGGGATAAGAAAAGTCGCAGCCGAATAGGCCAATCTCTGTAAAGCCTTCAGACATTGCCAAAGCAATTGCGTAAGCGACACTTGTGTTGAAATAAGTGATGCCGCCAAGCGATGCTGAAACTTTGTCAAACGGGTATACAACATGATTGGGATACTTCGGGTGCGGGTGAGAAGTGTAAAACGGCGTGTTATCCTTTAGAGCGGCTTCGCACATATCACGAACGACAGGATGACCGAGATAAGGGTGAACAGGATCAACGTGAACAATGCGATCACAGCGTATCTGCGCTCCCATGTAGTTAATCGTCCAAGTCTCGGCGTTTAGCAAAATTTCGGGTCGTGTCTCCATCAGTTGGGCTTGGAAAAAGTCGTTTCGGCTAGAACCCATTGCGACGATATTTACCGCTTTGCGATGGGGCATCAAAGAAACAGTCGTGGCAGCAGCTTGCTGCAAATGCGATTCGTTACCCATTTTCTATCCTTGCCTAGTCGCCACATTGAAGTAAACGCCGTGAGGTTGTGGCCTACCCCACGGCGGTCTTTATTAAGCCGTATATTGCGTCAATCCGTAAGTATTTTCTTTCGTATCGGCGGGAGGAAGTACGTTGTAAGCTGGGCTAATGACGCCAATAGCATAGTTTCTTGTGCTGTTGGCAATTTGTGCCGTAGCCAAAGTAACTGTTCCACGAACGTCCGCGCCAGAAGCTGTGTGCGTTCCACTGGCCGCAAAGCCAATGGCCACAGAACCAGCAGACGAGCCAAACGAGAAACCATCAACGTACACACCAGCCACACGGTTGGTAGAAGATACGCGGTATGGCAACCCATAGGTGTCAGATGTTCCGATCTGGATACCAGCCGAAGCCGTGCCAGCAATAGAGGCTGTTGTAACGGTCTTGAAGGCTTTGGTCGTGATAATGAACGAACCGGCATTACCCAACGTATTCCCGCTTGGGCCAATCCCTGTCCAAGCCATTGACTGACCGTAACCGTCAGTCCCACGAATGGTAATGAGGCACGTTGAAAGATTGGTGCTTGCCGTGATTTGAAGCGCACGGGGAACATCAATCGTTGCAACGCCACCAGAAACCAAAGGACCAGTCGGTGTCAGTGTCGCGCCTTGTGAAGCGGTCGTAAACACAATCCCGCTCGCCAATGAAGTCGAAGCAGCCGTGATCTGGTAGAACGTAACAGGCGTTACGGGAACGCCTGTACCAGCCTCGGTATCAGAGTACCCCAACACATATCCTGATGTGTTGGTTGCAGTGGCCGGAGTGTAATAAGCCCGACCCTGCTTGAGTTGATCGCTATAACTTGTCATGAGGAATCCCTCGACCTGTTGTTATGAAAAGGGCCACCGCGCACTTGCGGCACGATGGCCCCGTTCTCATTGCCCTACGCAACCTTTAGGTTGCACCAGACGAACCAAAGATGCTGCGGGCGTTTGACCAGCCGAACGAATAGCGTTCGATGGCTTTAGCCAGCAAGTTGTCTGTGGTGAAGTCGGTGAACACATCGGTTTCGAGCTTTTCACGAACGTAATGCTTCAAGCCGTTGGGAGCGTCTGTCATCAGGAACCAAGCGTTCGTGTCAGTCAGGAAGTGATTGACGCGATAGCCCTGCGGAACGGCGCTCATGTTGTAGATGGCGTTGATGTCGTTGTTCGCCGTGCCAGTGCGGAACTGCGAGTTCAACAAACGATCAGCGGTAAACTGCAACTGAGGCGGAACAATCAACTTGACCGGCTTGGTCATGGTGATGAGGCCCGCTTGGTCGCGGAACTGCGAAGTCGCCGTGATGGCGTCTTGCAGTGAACTTTCGTTCAAGTCGGTCTGGACAGTCGGCGTGTTAGCGAACGTGCCGGTGTCGATTGGGTGTGCTGTCGAGAACAGAGATACGCCGTCACCGCCTGGATAAGAGGCAGAGAAGCCGTTGTTCAAGACTGACGCGCCGTTGACTTCCTTTGACTGCATCATCGAGTTACGCAGCGATTGAGCTTGCTGCGGGAACTGCGACTCATACAGATTGTCCTTCATCGCCTGACGGGTGATGATGAAACCAACGCTGGTGTAGCGGTGGTAGTAAGTCGAGATAACGCGCTGTCCCATATCTTGGAACGCAGTCGGTGCGCCTTCAGCCTTTTGAGAGGCCAAGCCCAACAACTTCATTTCAACTTCGATTTCGACCGCTTTGTCCGAAGTCTTTACAGTAAAGATTTCAGCGTATTCTGCGGGGTACATCGGGTAGTCACCAAACACTTCCGCCAAGCCTGGGCGAAGAAGCTGTTGGATTTGACTCGTGTTAATTGTCATGTGAGTTTTCCTACTTCTTCTGGATTAACGGACGCTACCGGCACGCAACTGACCGTTATTGATCTGAACGATCCAGTTAGCGAACGCGCCAGGAGCATTGCCTGTGCGTGGATCGTAGCCGATCAGCGCAAGGTTCATGCCAGAGGCGGTGGAGGCGGTTGCGTTATTCAGCGTGACAGCCGAAAGGCCGGTACGAGTACTGCCAGCCGTGTAAAGGAAGTTCGCACGACCCATTGCGTTTGCCTGGGTCAACGGAGTGCCAGAAGCACCCGAGCCGTCAGCTTCGGTAATGGTGTATTGAGCGTTGGGGTCGTCAATGACCATTGCAACGGGGGTGTTGCCGGTCAAATACGATGTCGCACCGCTAAAGTAATTAACAAACTGCCACACGCCCGAGGTGTCTTGATATTTGCAACCTTGGAAAACACCGAGAGTGGGCGAAGTCGCCAAGCCCCTGGCAACTACACCAGCAGTCGAGAGACATACTGGGTCGCCCTGGAAGATTGACTGCCCGCCCGTTGCCGGAAGGGGATATTCATTGGTTTGACCATTCCATGTCCCACCGATACCGCTGTTTAAGGGTTGAAGGCCGAAACCTCCACTTGCTCCATAAGCCATTGTTTTGCTCCGTTCAGATGCGTCAAAGACGCGGGATTTACTGATTGCTGCTTAACCTTGCAGCTTCGGAGCGGAGTTCGACCGCCAGTCGATAACGGGCCTTAACCCGAGTGGATGCCGTGACCACCATCGTCAACTACGAATAAACGTAGGGCGTAAAGTTAGTGCGTAATATGTTTTCAGTCTTATCTTGACAAGTCAAGATGTGGTGGGGTGGCCTGGATGGGCCGCTGTCACTCCTCCGGCAAGGGAAAGGTGGGCCAGGGCTTCTTCACCCCGGCCACCCCGTATTAGTCTTTGAACTCGGCAGAGTGGCCAAACTCAGTTTTAGATGATTGATCGAAACGCGGCATCATGGGGTTCTGGCCCGCGCCTTGGGTCCAGTTAATGCCTTCCATCTGTTGACGCGCACGCTTTTCGTTCACTGCCCAATCCGCTTCAACGTCACGGGTCGGCTTCTCGCAAAGGATTTGCCCACCCTCTTTGATGTTCGTCTCGTCATCCACGCCCATACCAATGTTGGGAACCGGCGGAAACAACTCAGGGTGACGATCACGCGGCACAGGACGCCAGCCGTTGCGATACTTGCGGTTCCAGTTGTCCTGGTTGGGCGTACCAGCATTGTCAAAGGCAAACGCCACCCACGCATACGTCATGCCTTTCGGGATGAGTTGGGGCGGGATGTAAAACCTAGACTCATGCGTTGTCTTGGGTTGAGGGCGAAACTCCGCAGCGCGGGTTTCGTTGTCACGGGTTTCAGAGGCGCGAGGGCGACCACGGGGCATGTTATATTTCCTATCTGTTTGCTGCTTGGGTCTTTTTCTGACGATCAAAGCTGATCTTCGCGTCAGTCAAAGACATGGGGGTAAACTGCTTGGGGTGTCCTTGAGGGTACTTTGGACCCCCACCGTTCTCGACCATCCGAGTAACAAAGCGCACTTCATCAGCATTAAGGCTGATTTTGTGAGATGGTTTCTGCACACCGCTACTATTTACAGTCCGTGTTGGTGCAGCAACGGGGCTGGCTCTACGAGCCGGTTGTTGTTCTGGCTCGGCCTCTTCTTCGACTTCTTCGCCTCCAAAGTACTCGGGAAACTCAGCCTTCATGTGCTTCTCAACAGCCTGAAAGTACTGCGGCGAAGCGACCTTAAAGGTTAATTTACCTGAGTTGATCTGACGCTCAAGTTTCGTTGCATACATCGTCGCT